AAGTGGTCTTGCCCTCTGCTTTTTGTATAAATTTAGGAGAAGGAATATGACTGCAATAGCTGTAAGTACAGGAAAATATAAAATAAAGTGGGTGAAAAGTGGTAATGAGATACTTTTACACTTGAAACAAGTAATATGGGAAAACGGTTGGGAGTGGAAGGCGGATGGTGGGAGTAGCATTGCAGAATATATTGATAACTTGTTAAAGAAATAACTTTTAAGTATCTAATTTAGGAGAAGGAATATATGAGTATGTTCTATATGTGCTTTGAATGTGGAAAAACTTTTCCTTGGGGATGGGGACTTAAAGAACATTTAAGAAAGAAACATAATATAGTAAAAAGTAATTTGTATCCTAACTCGTAGGTATGGTAGAAACTTTTGTGACACTGTGCCTTACGAGTGAGGGTATAAACTATGAAGATAAATTACTGGATATCAGTAGACGATTACTGCGATGAGAACTATAAACTTGCCAAGTTGTTAAGCAAATACAGCTTGGATGCAACATTCTTTATTGAGTTGCAGAAGAACAATGATAGATATCATCCAAAAAATCAGATAAAAGTGCTGGATAATTTCGGGTTTGATATAGGTTGTCATTCTATCTATCACCCCATACTTAGAAATATCAGTGAATTGGATCAAGACCTAAATATCTATTATGCTAAAGGATGTATTGAAGAGCTTATTGGAAAGGAACTTAAGTGGTATGCTCCACCAAAAGGTAAATATAACAAGCAAGTAATTGATAAGATAATTGATGCTGGATTTAAGTACATTAGAACAGTAGACGTGCTTGATACCTCTGATATTCATGGTGGTATAAATTCTGTTTCAATTCACCCGTTTCCTAGGAGAGAGTATAAAGACGAAAGGTGGATCGATGTTGCAATGGATCAAATTAACAACATCTCAATTTATGGGGGAACATTTAAAATGATGATGCATGCATGGGAATTAGAGAACCTTAATTATTGGGGAGAGTTAGAATTAATTTTTAAGGAGCTACATAAATATGGTAAAAGTGTTCATTTGGAACGATAGTCAGCAGAAACTAGGAGGTGGTTTTACCTTCATTAGAAACCTTATAATAGGTGCTAGGGATTTTGATACCTGTTTTGTGCTAGAACAAAGTGAGGCAGACGTTATCTTTATTGCCGGATCTACCATGGTTGCAAAAACTGACGAGATTCTAGGTTTTAAAGGAAAGAAAAAGATTATTCTTCGAGTAGATAATGCCGTAAGGGATAGTCGTAACAGAGGATGTGGGATGGGAAAACTAAAGAGATTAGCTGAAATGGCAGATGTAGTAGTTTATCAATCTAAATGGGCAAAAGAGTATCTGCATGACTTCTTAGGAAAACCTCGTTTTGCCATAATTTATAACGGTGTAGATACAAGTATATTCAACCCTGATGGAGATAAAATGTATTTTGGAGACTATTCAAAGATTTATCTTTATTCACGTTATAATAGAGACGAAACAAAGAGTTGGGAAGTAGCTTGGTACGATTATCAAATGATACAAAGAGCGGATGAGAGGGCAAAACTTGTTATAGTAGGGAAATTCTCTGATGAGCAGGTTATGTATAATTTTGACTTCTTTAACGGAGAAACAATCGAGTATCTAGGAGTAATAGACGATCCGTATAAAATGGCACAGGTGTATAGAGGCTGTGACGTATTATTAGCACCATACTTTAACGATTGTTATTCCAACACAATGGTAGAAGCCCTTGCTTGCGGTTTGGAACTTCAAGTAAATGATACTGGTGGTAACAAAGAGTTACTAGAAAATGGTGTGATTACGTTGTATGATATGTTTAGTAAGTATTTTGAATTGTTTAACAACTAATGTCAACATATAGAAATACACTAGAAGCATACTTAAAAGATCTCCATATAAAAGCTGGTAATGTTTTAGATATTGGAGGTGGTGCTAACCCTGCCAAAGATAGGTTAGGTTCTATAGAGTATTACAGATATACTATTGCAGATAATGGCTTAGAAAAAACCAATGAAGTATACATCCAGCTAGATCTGAACGAAGGTATAAAAGATAAGAATTTTACTACATTTGATGTGATATTTTGCCTTGAGGTTTTAGAGTATGTGTATAGACCACTACTTGCTTTAAATACAATAAAATACTTATTGAGTATGGGTGGAGTAGCCTATATCACATTTCCTTCCATCTATCCCCTGCACAACCCAGAGGGTTACGATTACTTAAGATACACTCATGAAGGGTTTGAAATGTTGCTAGAATTATGCGGGCTTGACGTACTTGAAAGGGTATCAAGAATGCCAACAGACGAGGGAATACAGCACTTAAAAGATTTTTATAGATCAGAAGGATTACATGCTAGAAAAAACACTCCGGAGATATTCTCAATGGGGTATATTTATAAGGTAGGGTTAAAATGAATAATGCTAGTACACAGAAAAGACAACAGAGGGTTTTTAGAGCAGAAATATTACACAATTGTATAGAATTAGGTTGCGGTCCGGAAAACCAGTGGAGAGAAGAATCAGACAGAGAGTTTACTCGTATTGATTGCGTAGACTATGGACAGGATATTATTTGGAATATTGAGGAAGGTATACCACTGCCCGATAACTCTGCTAGTTATATATATGCATCTAATGTAATGGAACACCTTGAGGATTTCATAGGGGTAATGAATGAATGTCATAGAGTGCTAAAGAGTAATGGGGAGTTATATATTGTTGTACCACATAAAGAACATGAAAAGGCTTTGATTCCCAGTCATGTGAGGCTGTTTGATAAATGGACATTTGATTTTTTTGAGTACCCAGCCTACGCGGATGAATACCAGAGTAATGTGTGGAAAGTCACTGAATTGACAGTTAACAATAGAAAGGATATGCATGTAAAAATGCAACCAATAAAATGATAACGCAACAGCATGAAGACTACGATAGATACAAAGATGTACAAGTATCAAGGTCAAAAAAGAAATGGAACTCAAACACCTTCAAAGAGAATATAGGTATATTCAACTCTCTTATGAGTAAATCAGTACCACTTATAGGTAATAGATTTAGCGTATGTTGCATGGGTATAAGGGGTGGAAATGAATACATAGAGTTTAAGGAAAGATTTGAACATGCGACTGTATACGGAGTAGACATTTGTGATGATGTAATAAAGGTAGGGGATAATTGTTTTTCCTATGATTTTTCAAATCTACCGAAAGAATGGGATAATAAGTTTGATGTGGTTTATTCAAATTCTATTGACCATTCATTTAATGCATTTAAGACGGTAGAAGAGTGGTACAGGGTTTGCAAAGGATACATCATTCTAACTATGTCAAGCTTTGGCTATACCTCTGAAAGCGACTGTGTGGACTTTAACCAAGGAGATCTCGATATACTTTTTCCCGAAGATAAGTTTGAAATTATTGACATAACCACATTTGACAATCACCCAGTATTCAACGTAGTTATAAGGGTTAAGAAATGAAACTTACAATAATCACAACTATCACAAATCCGGTTGAAAGGCAGGATAGATGGACGCAAGCACTTTCCTGTTATCTAACCGTTGCCGACGAGGTTATAGTGGTGAACGGAGGAAACCCAATAACGTTCAGTGATATAGCAATTCTTAATAGTTTAGATGTTGAGTCTGACCTGAAGTTTATTGACGTAGCATGGTTAGAAGACTGGAACTGGGTTGAATTACCAAAACACTTGAACGCTGGGTTAAACATAGCTACAGGTGACTGGGTTATAAAAATGGATATAGACCAGTTCTTTCACGAAAAAGAAATACCACTTATAAAAGAGACGTTAGAGAGAATACCAGATGAGTACGATGTTGCAACTTTTCAGAAGTTTACTATGTGCTATGGAAATAAACATTTCGAAAAAGGAGCTTGTCCCATTGCGTTTAGAAGAAAGTACAATATTAAATTTGGTGAAAATGTTTATGATAAAACCGATCTGTGTTTTCCAGTAAATGTCAGGGAGTATAAAAAAGTTGATGGCTACGAATTACCTATTGGTACGGGATTAAATCCGTATAAAACTCCATTGCATTTCTATAATTACGACTATTTCTTCAAGACAAAAGATTTCGCAAAGAAAGAGTTTTGGAGTTTTGCCAAGGCGTATAATAGATATTTTGACAGTTGGAAATTTGGTGATACAGAGGATAAAAGCTTTGAGGTGTTTATTGAAATGCATAAGGGTAGACACAATAGTTCTCCGTATACCACTAAATTGGAAGACCACCCGATATTTATTAGAAGTGAGGTGAAATCCCTTACTCCTGAAAAGTTTGGATTTAATGGTTGGGGTGTAGTGTGATATACTACATATGTAGGCTATGAATATTTTGTTACTAGTAGACAAATTTGAAAGTGCTATAGATAGACTTGCACAGTCTATTAAACGATATAACCAACACCTTAACATAGAGGTTGTGGGAGTCCATCCTAAAAGACCATCACCCGAACAGATAGAAGAAGTTGCACAAAAACTTGACTGGTGCGACTTTATTATGTGTAACTATTGGAGGTCTGGGGAGGTTGTCAGACAATTATACAAAGATAAATGGGATAGCAAGCCAAAAACTCTGCATCACAATAATCCTTACGACTTAGATAAAATGAATTGGGCAGAGATGTACGATGCGGTAGCAGTGAATAACTCTGAACAACAAACTAAAATACCCTATGCTTTCATGATACCAATAGGGATAGACTTAAGTTTCTACACTTATAATGATAACTATACAGATGAGAAAGTAGTAAATATGGTAGCAGGAAGAATTGAGGGGAAGAAGGGTGTAAAAGAGGTGGCGATAGCCTGCAAAGAACTAGGGTACAAGTTCCTACTTGTGGGTAGACCATCGGATCAAAACTATTTAAACGAGATATTAGGTTTAGGGGACTTTACTATATATAAAGAAGATGTAACTGACGAGGAACTAAGAAGCCTTTATTACATGTCTGCAATCCATGTCTGCAATTCAGTGGACGGGTTTGAGAGTGGAACAATGCCTGTACTTGAAGCAATGGCTTGTGGGGTTCCTGTTCTAACAAGAAGTGTAGGACACATCCCAGATATTAACAACGGAGCTAATATGATTGTGCGAAAAGGAGCGGTTGACGATATTGAAGATCTAAAAAAAGAACTCAAAGATTTAATGGAAAACAAAGCTCTAAGGGAGAAGATAAGAGATGCTGGCTGGAATACCGTTAAGAATAGGAACGCAGAGAAAATGGCTAGAATGCAGAGTAATCTAATTTATAAAGTGTTAAAGGAAAGGGAGAAAAAACCCTTTGTTTCAGTAATTATTCCAACCTGTAACAGACAAGAACAATTATCAGAGGTTCTACCGGCAATATTTAATCAAACTTATCCTAATGTTGAGGTTTTGGTAGTTGACAGTTCAGACAAAGCTATAAGCAGTGCTAGTATAGAATTGATAAGAAAAAACTCGAAGAGACCCTTTAAATATATACACTTTGATAGAAAAGGTGAGTATTCCTTACCTAAAGCCAGAAATATTGGGGTAATGGAAGCACAAGGAGAGTACCTATTATTTTGTGATGATAGGTTTAGTATGGACGAAAATGCAGTAGAAGAGTTTATGAAAATGGCAAACGAGGGCGATTGGTTATGGGGTACAAAGAATAAATATGAGAAGAGTTTTGTCGAGAACTTTAGCTTTGTGAAACGTTCAACTGTTATAACCTATGGGATGTTTAACGAACGTATAGATAGGTATGGTGGTGCTACACAGGAGATACGAACAAGATTTGAGCGTAATGGGGTATTTTTTGTAGCGTGTAATGGTGCGAATGCCTCTGAAGTTAAAAGAGTATTAGGTAGAAATGGTAGAAGAAAAGATATAATAAGTAGTAAATTTAATCTATGGAAGTTATATGGAGAACAATAGAAAATTCAAGGTCGTAGGAGTTCCTTGGCATGTTGGGCATCAGTTCGAGTTAGCAAGGATGTCATTTATAGAACAGTATGATTTGATAATAAACCCATATAGAACATGGGGTACTTCTTCACGACCTGTTCCTAGCAATGTGAACTTTGTACCATATTACGAAAAAGGTAAGTACGATTTTGCCATACTACACGTTGACCAACAATCAATATACGATCCAGAACACGGGGATAGAATACACAAGGGTAAGATATTCATGGAGTTAAACAAAATTATTGATGATATACCAAAAATTGTTATTAATCACATGACACCGTTCCACGATAATTATGATACCCCTTATGTGGTTGAGTTCTTACGAAAGATGATAGGAGATAACTTTATGATTGTTAACTCACATGAAGCACAGAAACAATGGGGTTGGGGTCATACTGTAACTCACGGACTGCACGCAGATGATTGGTGGGATTTACCGAAGGAACCTAGGGTCGTTGTTAGTCTTTCACCGGCTGGAATGTACAAAGCATATAGAAGAGAATTTTTGGTAGCTGTTATAAGAGAGTTAGAAAAACTCGGTGTTCCATACGCATGGATAATGAATGGGAAAAAATGTAATTCTTTTGATGAGTACAGGGATTATTTAGGTAGAAGCCTTGTGTACTTCAATCCAACATGGCAATCCCCACGCCCACGTTCTAGGACGGAAGCAATGTTTAGTGGATGTTGCATCGTAACAACACCGTACCAAGATGCCGACACATTTATAGAGGACGGGGTTAACGGGTTTCTCACCTCAAAGATGAAGGATCCCAGACTTATGGATAATCCAGTGTTTACCGCAAACCTACTTAAAAGGCTTGTTATAGACGAACCGGAGCTTGCAAGGAGTATTGGTCAGGAGGGAAAGAAGACGGCTATGGAACTATTTACACATGATAAGTTTGAGGAGCAATGGATTGAAGTTCTCAAACTTGTCGGGGTATGGAGGGATCAAATATGAATATTGGGTGGGCAACTATGGAAGCCTTCGATAATAGAGAAAGAGGTAGTGTTGGTTCCTCTATGATTAGAGGTAGGTGGATACTTGAACAATGGCATGAAATGTACCCAAACGAAGAGGTAGAAGAATATGTAATGGGGAAAAAATATGATGTTCTGGTATTTCAAAAAGTATATTGGGATAAAATGCTAGATGCTTTTGATGGAATAAAAGTTATTGATATATGCGATCCCGATTGGCTAGAAGGTAAAGACGTTATGAAGTATATTGAACAGTGTGATTTATGCACTACTTCAACCGAACAACTAGCTCAGTATATTAGAAAGTTTGTTAGCACAAAGGTTGTATGTGTGCCAGACAGAGTCAGATTAAAAGAGTTCCCAAGACGTGTAAAACATGAAGGAAGAGCAACAAAAGCGGTATGGTTTGGGTACTCGCAGAATCACCACTATATCACTCAAACCTTAGAAGTGCTAGCAGAGTTAGGATTAAAGCTGATAGTTATAAGTAATCAATCATTTATACCACCTTCAACACTAAAGTTAATAGAGATAGAAAACATTAAATATTCTACTCCAGAAGTATATGAGCAGATTTCTAAGTGTGATTTTTACATCTCTCCAGAGCGTTCGGAAACTGATGAAAAGGGTAGGTTCAAGTCTAATAATAAGGATCTTATTTCAATGTCTATTGGTGTTCCCGTTGTCAGGAGTGCTGATAACTTAGACAGACTTATGAATGCTGATGAAAGAAATAAGCAAATGGATAGAGATTGGCTGGAAATACAGGACAAGTGGGATGTAAAGTACTCAGTTGATGAGTTTAGGAGCTTAATAAATGAAATCTCAGAGCAGAAAAGCAAAAGGGTCTAGGTTTGAAAGAGAAGTGGCTGGAAGAATTAGCGATGTGTTAGGAGGATATGGAGTATCTGTAAAGAGAATGCTTATGAGTGGTGCGATAGACGGATGGGAAGGAGATATCTGTTCAAACCTCCCTGTAACTATCGAGTGCAAGAACCAAGAAAAGGTTCAATTATGGGAATGGTGGAAGCAGACAGAGAGCCAGTCGTCTGGTGGAAAGATTCCTGTTTTACTTGTTAATAAGAACTTTAATAAAGAACCATTAGCAGTAATTAAATTTGAGGACTTGCTATTCTTTTGGGAACTAGCATTGCAATCAGGGTGGGCAAGTCTTAAAAGGAGTAAATTATGAAAATAAAAGCAACTATATCTATGAAAAATAATGATACGCCTAAAATTACGCTCGGTGCAGAACTCATGGGTAGTCACCAAGTAACATTTGATTTGTATGAAATTGATCCTACAACGCTCCTGTCATTAGTAGGAAAAGAACTAGAACTTAGTGTTATGGCAGTTGACGAGATCGTAGAGGTAACAGAGTAAGGTGGAACAGCAAGAACAGATTGCGGAGCTGAAAAAGAGATTTCTTGAGTATTATGCTGATGTGCCTGTCAAGAGGTATGCTTCTTACCATATAGGAAGGGACGAGGATACTACAAGAAAATGGGAGAAAAGTGACGCGGATTTCTCGGAACAGATTAGAATCTTAAAAGCGAAGTACCTACTTACCCACATAAAACTAATAAAGGATAAAACTTGGCTTCTTGAAAGGTTATTTAGAGATGAGTTTGGGCAGAAAGTACAAGTTGATGAGAATGTACAACACACATTTCTTACTTACGAGGAAGCATTAAAGATAGCAAGAGGAGAAATTGAAGATGTCTCTGACGAAGCAACAGTTCCAGAACCTAATACGAGCGTCTAACGATCCCGTATGGTACGTTAGAAACGTATTAATGGTAGAAGAGATAGAGCCTTATCAGGAAGATGTATTAAACTCGGTAAAAAATAATCCTAAGACAGCATTTCGTTCAGGTCATGGTGTTGGCAAGACTGCACTAGCTTCTTGGTGTGTCAATTGGTTTTTTGATTGTTTTCCTAATTCGAAGGTTATAACCACAGCGTCATCTTGGAGACAAGTAGAAAAGATGCTTTGGTCTGAAATACCTAGATGGCGTAATAAAGCTAACCTAGAGCTTATAGGCATATACCGTGAAGATTGGGAAGCTCTGTCTTTGATGCTTAAACGCCACGGTTATTCTGATTGGTTTGCAACAGGTGAGGCTAGTGATGATAACGAGAAAATGGAGGGTTTCCATGCTGAAAATATATTTTATGTCGTTGATGAGGGAAAAGCCGTTCCTGATAAGACGTATGAGAGTATAGAAGGAGCAATGACTAATGTCACCGGTACTGTTAGGGAGTTAGTTATATCAACACCACCTGCTGAAAAGACAGGTTATTTCTATGAGATCTTTGCGGGCAAGAGGGTTGGATTTAATAAGTTCCATATATCATCAGAGGATAGCAAGCGTGTTTCTAAAGGTTGGATTGCAGAAAGAGAAAAGGAATGGGGTAGGGATAGTCCCATGTTCATCACAAGGGTATTAGGAGAGTTTGCCGATGCTGGTGAAAATACTCTTATACCACTTTCATGGGTAGAGAGGTGTATAAATAAAGACGTTCCTACTGGCAGGAAAGTATTAGGGTTAGACGTGGCAAGATATGGGGAGGATAAGACAGTGTTAACTAGGCGGAATGGTAATAAAGTTATATCCCAAACCGTGACCTCTAAAGAGGATACTATGGAAACAACAGGAAAGGCTAAGAGGGTTTACCAAGACGAAGGGTATGAGTTAATAAACGTTGATGTTATAGGGGTTGGATCTGGTGTTGTAGATAGATTAAAAGAGCAGAGTATAAACGTTGTTGGTATAAACAATGCCGATAAAGCAAGTGACGGAGAAAGGTTTAAAAACTTTAGAGCAGAAAGCTATTGGGGTATGAGAGAGAGATTTAAGGACGGTGACATATCAATTCCTGATGATGAAGAACTTGTTGCACAATTAACAGCTATTAAATACAGGTACAACTCACGAGGACAACTTGAGATTGAGAGCAAAGAAGATATGAAAAAGCGTGGTATAAGATCTCCTGATAAAGCAGATAGTTTAGTGCTAGCGTTTTGTGAAGTTAAGAAAATTGAACCAAATCTATGGGTTTATTGAGAAAACCTCGGGAAAAGTTGCTTTTTATAGTTAAAAGTTGTATATTTTATATGTGTAGGGAAAGAGATGTTTAATGCCAGAAGATAAAAGTATTCCGCAAGTAAACTCTTACATGTTAAATTTACCCGTTCCTCCTGCTAGGAAGTCTAGCGAATTTCTTAATGCCTATAAGAGTTGGGTATATACCTGTGTAAATGCAATATCGCAAGAAGTAGCCTCAATGAAACTTCACCTATATAAGAAGAAGTATGTATATGGGAAACTAAAAGTTGAAGAAGTAGTTGAACATGAAGCGTTATCAGCTCTTTATTATGTTAATACTTACTCAACATCTTACGACTTTTGGTACGGAACACAAACCTACATGGAACTGCTCGGTGAAGCCTATTGGGGTATTATCCGTGGCAAAAACGACAGTATCGCATCTATGTGGTTATTACGACCTGATTGGGTTTCAATACAACCTTCTAACGATAAAATAGTAGACCATTATATATATAGTATTGGTGGGTCAAGTAGAGAGCAAGTGAAGATTGAAACTAGAAACGTTATTCCCTTTAAAACCATGAACCCAAATAATCCTTATAGAGGAAAGGGCAGTGTTCAAGCAGCCGCCATGGCAATAGATTTAGATGAGTTCTCTGCTAGTTGGAATCGTAACTTCTTCTTTAATTCAGCATTACCGTCATTGTTCTTTAAGACTGAGTCTAACCCTACTAAGGAGCAGGTAGATAGGTTCATGCACGATTTTCAAGCTAAGTTTCAGGGTATTCAAAATAGTCAAAAGATAGCGTTTCTAACAGGTGGATTAGATGTTAAAGACTTAAATGTATCCGCCAAAGACATGGACTTTATTGAGCAACGCAAGGCAATGAGGGATGAAATACTTGCAATATTTAGAGTCCCAAAGTCAATAATAGGATTAACAGAAGATGTGAACAGGGCAAACGCAGAGGCTACTATTGGATCGTTTATGTCAAATGTAGTAACACCTAAAATGAGAATCCTAGTTTCTTACCTAAATGAATTCTATTTAAAGAATTGGGAGAAAGAGGACTTATTTTTTGACTTTGAAGATCCCGCACCAGAAGATACAGAATTAAAGTTGAAAGTGTATGATAGCGGACTATCTAAAGGATGGTTAACTAAAAACGAAGTCAGAATTGATTATGGGGTAGATCCAATTGAAGGGGGCGATATCTTATATGTCCCTACAAACCTTGTGCCTATGAACGGGACGACCGATGAAAAACCCTCTAAAGGCTCAAAAGCCAGTAAGAAAGAGAAATATAGATTACCAAAACTAAACGTATCAATACCTCCCAGAGATATAAGAACTTTAAATGAAGAAAAGCTGAAAGAAGGTTTAAAGGTTGATCTGATAAAGATCATCTCGACTATTATGAAGTCTCAAGACATAGAGGAAGGTGAGGATAAGGAACAAAAGAAAATGGAACTAAAGGAAGCATATTGGAGACAAATGATAGAGAAAACTGATGTATGGGAAGCCAATATGGCTAGTACGTTGGTTAAGTTATTTACAACACAAGAGGCGGAGGTGTTGGAAAACCTTAACGAGGAGTACAAAGCTATTAGTGATGTTCTATTCGACGCAAAGAAGAACAACAAAGATTGGAAGTTGGTATTACTACCTATAATTAAGAGAGTGGTGGAGGACAAAACATTAGAAGAACTAGATTTCTTAGGAGTTGGTGGGTCATTAAGTTTACAATCAGATACACTTATAAACTATATTGAACGTGATAGTATGGAGTTTGTAAGTTCGGTGAATACCACAACAAGGAATAAACTAAAGAAGACGTTATCAGATGGGGTCAAACTTGGAGAAGACGCTGACCAACTGGCTAAGAGGATTAGAGATATATATAAGGAGGCTACCGAAAATAGGGCTAAAATGATTGCAAGGACAGAAGTAATGCGAGCTAATAACTTTGCAACACAGGAAGCATATAGACAGTCGGGTATAGTAGTTGGTAAAGAGTGGTTGACAGCTATCGACGAGCGTACTTGTCCGTATTGTAATGAACTGGATGGGAAGATCTTATCATTAAAAGATAACTATTTCTCGTCTAGCTTTGGTAAGATTTCCGAACCACCACTCCACCCACGCTGTAGGTGTACTACAATGCCTGTGTTTGATAAAGAGTTATTAAGAACTGCTCCTGATCGAATGTTCTTAAAAGAAATGCAACACGATGTTGAAGAAGCAAAAGAAGAAGTTATAAAGGCTCAAAACCTTAAAGAAGCAATATTAGATGAAGCAAAAATTGAGAAGGAGAGAATCTTGAAGAATACTAAGATTATTGAAAAGGAAAAAGCAGAGGAATTATCAAAACTTAAATCCCTAAGAAATAAAATTAAGGATAGTATGGTAGATGATGAAGAAAATAACAGCTAAAGAACTTTCAGAACTAGATGAATTACTAGGAGAGGATAAAACCGAACCAATTGCCCCTATAAGCAATGACTCTACCTATATCAGTATCCTAGAAAAGATACTTGAGTTTTATAAAAGTAGTGCGTCTATATCGTCAAAGAGCGTTAATCTGATAAATCAACTTAATACGTCCATACAAGAGTTAAAGGGCAAATTAGAAGGGGTGTTAAAGGTCAAAATAAACAATCAGGTTCTTCCGGAATTTCCTACAAGTATAGAGGTTAAAAATATTCCTAAAATAGAGATACCTAAGAGTTTCTCTATTAGCAATCAAATAGATTATAATAAAACTCTTGACGGTATTCACCTTTTACTTTCCCAACTAATCAAGCTAAGTGTAATAGATAAAGAGATTAAGGTTAACCTTGATAGATACATGGACAAAAGGAGACCTATATCCGTCAGACTATCCGATGGTAGGGAATTTTATACTGCAATAGTTAACGCCATCGCGGCATCTGGTGGTGTCGATACCACAGGACTTGCTACAGACTCTAATCAAACTGATGGTTCACAGAAGACACAGATCGTAGATTCAGAAGGAGATAACTATAATGCCCTTAATCCACTTCCTGTATCGGCAACTATAGATACCGCAGGTCTAGCTACCTCAGCAAAACAACTCCCTGATAATCATCAGGTAACAGCTAATTTGTCTATTGCAGACAACGGACTACTTAGTGATATTTCAGACGATACAGGAAATACCGCTCTTTCTTTAGGTTCAAAAACTGATGCAAAAAATTCCGCTACTGATGGAACGTCTGTTTCAATAATATCTATATTGAAGGAAATTTCCTACATGGAACAGACTCCGGCTTCACGAGCAGTTACTAATAATGGTACTTTTGCAGTTCAATCAACTGGAGTCTCTCCAACAACCATATATAATGGTATTAAGACTGTTACAACAGCAGGTACACAAGTAGCCTTGGCTGCATCCACAACAGTGAAATCGGTTACGGTGAAAGCTCTTCGTACTAATACTAATCTAATATACGTGGGTGATAGTTCTGTATCTAACACGACTGGATTTCAACTTTCTCCGGGTGATACTATATCTATGGACATAGCAGACTTAGCAACAGTTTATATAGATTCCGTCATAGACGGAGAAGGGGTTAGCTTTATAGCAATAAATTAATATGACTTTAATGTCAGCAACTACACAAAGTGAAGCGTTATCCGATCAGAACCTTTTGATTAATGGATCGTTTCGATTTTGGCAGAGGCAAGTACCTACAACGCTTACAGCAGTAGCTGGTGATACCTATGGGGCTGATCGTTGGTATGTTTTAACCAATGGAGGGGCAACAGATATTCAGACAGCACGAGTAGACGGAATTATTCAATATGCAGGACAACTAAAACAAGTAAACGCTAGCGCAAAATACATGGGATATGCTCAAATCGTAGAAGGATTTAATTCCATGCCTATGCGTGGACAACGGGCACGGTTACAAGTAAATCTTACAGCAAGTACCAATACAAACGTCAGGATAGCTATATTAGAATGGACGGGAACAGTAAATGCAGTAACCTCAGATGTTGTTAAAAGTTGGGCAAGTACCACGTATACAGCAAATAACTTTTTTCTTACAAGCAACTTGAATGTCACTGCTGTTTCTCCAACTATTGCGGTGACTACCGGTCACACAGAAGTTTCGCTTGAGGCGGATATTAGTCCCTTGTGTAATAATCTTATTGTCTTTTACTGGACAGAAAGTGCGGTTGCTCAAAATGTTACACTAACTGCTGAGAGGGTAGGATTATATATGGGAGGAGGAAATAGAGAATGGATTCCCCGATCAATGGCTGAGGAACTGTTATTATGCAAACGCTACTATCAGAAAAGTTACGCAGTTGATGTAGCTCCCGGAAGTGTCTCCCCAATCATGTCTATTATTTTAAAAACTCCTATTGCCAACGGAGCTTGGTATTATTCTTATTCTTTTCCTGTAGAAATGTTAAAAACTCCAACATCACTTGTATTTTTAAGTGGTAATGGTACAGCGGGACGGGCTTCAAATTACGCAGGGGTAGATTATAATGCAAATTCAGCATTTACAAATACATTCAATTCATTAGGGTTTGGAGTATATAATAATTCAGGAGTAGATATGAATATTGGTATTAATATGCTATATATAGGATATACAGCAGAAGCAGAATTATAGTTTCTAATAATCAGGGCATGTGAATATGTTAGATTTTAGATGCAAAAAATGCAATGCTTTGTTAGCAAAAGAGGCAATTGTTTTAGGAACACTTGAAATAAAGTGTAAAAACTGTGGTGCTTATAATACAGTAGATGTTAATAAGCTTGACGTAAATAGTTTAAAGAAGGACAATAAATTTAGGGTATGATTTGTAATTTGTTTTCCTACACAAACAATCTTCATACCCCTATAAAAGAATCTCAATGGCTGACCCAATCTATAGAATAGGATCAAATCAAAGAATATGGTCAGGTGTACATTTATTTAGACCTGTCATTGATGCAGTTTCAATATTTAGGGTAGAGAGTTCTTCTGGAAACCAACTGTTTGATATTAACTCTTTATATGGTTGGGTGAATATTGGACCGGATCAACCTCAGTATGAGCAAGACCCAAATGTTTCTCTCTATGTAGTAAGAAACCTTGATAGTTACCACGCAATAAATATAATGAATCCCAACAACGGTATACATGCATCTAGTGATATCGTGGCTATTAATGACAATATAGACCCTGAAAAGGGATATGTAGATTTTGGTATAACTAGCACAGGTTTTAATGATATAGATTACGCTTTGTTTGATGCAGGAGTTGGGTTCTGCTACTCTATAGACGAAGACTTCTATATCGGAAGTGCTGGATCAACTAAGAGCCTGTTTCTATTCATCGGATCAACGGATACAAAAGATAGTATAAAGGCTGAACTTGACAGTAGTGGTAATTTCAGATCGGTGACACTTTCGTCAGTCGACACAACTAACAAATGGGGTTTGGGTGGGGTAGTAACAACTTCAGGATTAACACTGAAAACTACACAGTATATAACCCTTACTATTAATGGCACTCCGTATAAAGTTGCAGTATGTAATTAAATATGATAAACAAGGATAAGAAAAAGAAAATGCCCGATGAAATAGAAGCATTCTTGGATTCCTATGCTAAGTTATGTAAGAAACACAAATTGAGATTAGCATTCATTCCTAAGCAAGTGCTAAAACCTGATAACACATATTCTTTGGCTATAGAAGTTGTAGTTACAAAGCTATAACTTGACAACTGTAGTAGTTAGACTGATAATTGAGTAAATTTAATAAAGACCTATAAGGTCGGAACGCGAAGCAACTAAATGCTCACTTAATTGGGTTTTTCAATAACCTAAGTAAGTGGGCATTTTTATTTTCTAAAGATGGGTGGAAGTGTACTATTTGCCTGCCTACAAATACTCTACCCATCTTTTGAGAACAAAAAAGTTTAGTACATTATTTTTAAGGAGATAAAAATGCTAATTGCTAAAGGATATTCGGATGAATCGGTTGAAGAGGGTGTAATAAACGCCTCTGTAGCCTCCACATCTATTGTAGATAGAATGGGGGAAATAATAGATCAAGACGGGTGGGACTTGAAGAATTTTAAGAAGAACCCAGCATTATTGTGGGGACACAACATAAGAGAAGAAAAACCACCTATAGGAAGAGTTGAAAAGATTTGGTTTGAGGGGGAAGGTAAGAATAAAAGGTTAATGTTTAAAGCCGTATTCGATATGGCTGATAATTTTGCTGCGGAAGTGTGGAGAAAATTCAAGGATGGTTTCCTTAATGCGTTCAGCGTAGGATTTCTACCTGTTGAGCGAGAAGGAAACACTTATACCAAGTCCGAACTCTTAGAAATTTCTGCTGTGTCTGTTCCAGCCAATCCTCAAGCATTAGTACAACTTAGAAGTATGGGATTTGAAACATTAGAATGGGAAGAATTAGCAGACATTGAAGAATCCAAAGCAACCGTACCGTTTGTATCCTACCCCCCTATGAGTGAGGGTTCTGGTTGGGATGGTAGTGGTGCTAAGAAAAGGTTAAAAGACTGGTCTGGGGATGATATGAGTAAGTATAAAAAAGGATTTGCTTGGTATGATAGCGAGAACCCTGAAAACTTAGGATCATATAAACTACCGCATCACGACATCGTGAATGGGTCTATGCAAACCAATTGGCGTGGTGTAGCAGCTGCTATGGCTGCACTTCTTGGAGCAAGAGGTGGGGTAGATATACCAGAGGGAGAACGAAAGAGTGTGTATAACCATTTGAAGAACCATTACAAGCAATTTGATAAAGAAGTTCCTGATTTTAGGATGATAGAGGAACAAATTTTAAAAGGACTAGACGAGGAAGTTGAAGCGTTATATGAATGGGATTTTATTGAAAATGTTAAGGAGGTTGTAGCAGATATGAAAAAGTGTAAACCAAAGAAACAAAAAGAGGTTGACTTAAATCCATTAAGAGATGCATTAAGAATAGTTAATCAGTCTACTGCGATTGCGTTAAAAAATTTGAAGTCTTTGAAGGGTGGTGAAAATTAAACTATGAATAAAGATGAATTAAAAGCAGCATTAAAAGAACTTCAAGAAGAAGAAAAAGCTGGGGAACAGAAAGCAGAGAAGGTAGAAGCAGATGTTTCAAAAATGGTAGATGATTTAGGTAAGAAAATCGTTGATGCAATAGCCGCTTCAAAAGGCTTGTCAGAAGGCGATAAAAAAGAAGTGAAAGAGACCTATTTCAGTGCCAAATCTGGAATGAAGGGTATTAGATACCCCGAAATGAACGAACTTTCCAGTCTTTCTAAGGATGATAAGATACTTGTTTGGTTCAAGGCATTAGTTAATAAAGATAGGGATGCACAAGCCGCACAAGTATTCAGAGCTTTAGTAGAAGGTACTGACGATCAAGGTGGTTATTTAGTACCTGAAGAATTCAGAGCTGAGGTGTTTAGAATTATGCCTGATATGTCTATTATGAGACGTTTGGCAAGAATTTTACCTATGAACACCGACACCTTGAATTTGAACACCTTGGCAGCTAGACCTACAGCCTACTGGACTCCCGAATATGCCTCAAAGTCAACAACTTCTGCCGAGTTTGGTAGAGTAGTATTAAGTCCAAACGATTTAGTTTGTTTGCTTCCTGTTACTCACCAACTTGTTAACGACGCTAATATTAACGTTGTTCAATTCGTTACTGAATTATTTGCAGAAGCTATTGCCACGGCAGAGGATAAAGCATTCTTTACGGGTTCGGGAACTGGTCAGCCAAAAGGTATTAATCAAGAAACACTAACATCAATTAGTGCGGGCGGAGCTGGTACTTTTGACCACTTAATCGGACTGCTACACTCTGTACCGCAGAGTATAAGAAATGCTCCGAGTTCAGCCTTTGTAGCTTCTGACTATGCAATAAGATTGATGCGAAATATTAAGGACAGCCAAAATAGATACATCTGGGAACCTTCTGTACAAGTTGGTCAGCCTGATAGAATTTTGGGTAAGCCTATTTATGAGCAGAATGACATTGCACAATCAGAAATCTACTTCGGTGATTGGAAGTTTTACGTCATCGGTGATAGACAAACCTTATCGGTTGAAACTACCTCCGTTGGTGGTGAGGCTTGGCGTAGAAATGCTATGGAAATTAAAGCCGTTGAGAGAGTTGACGGTAAAACTGTTAAGACAGGTGCATTTGCTAAGATCACAAACTGGAGATAACCAGTGTCTAAGGGGGTTACCTCTTAGACTTTGCTAATTGTATGTTGGCAAATATTAGGAGGTAACGTGAGAAAAATAATTGCTCTACAAAGAATGGGTTATAAAAACAGAATGTTTAGTGCTGGAGAAGTCTTAGAGGTTGAAAACAACGATGCGTTTGGATTGGTTGATGCTGGAAAAGCAGAAATATTTGTACCTGAAAAATTTACGAAGCAAGTTAAGAAATATAAGGTGAGATAAATGCTGAGTTATGCACTAACTACAAGACAAAGGTTAATGGATTTTATGGGTATTACCTCTGTAACAACGGTACAAGGGAATGTTATAGATAGGGTTATTGATAGTGTTACCGAGTATATAGAAAGATACTGTGGAAGAAGGTTTAAGAAAACTACGTACACTAATGAGTTGTATGATGGGGACGGAAGCAACTGCATTGTACTTAATAGTTTCCCAGTTGATAGTTCTAGCACATTTACATTTCAATACAGAACCTCAAGAGATAATGAGGATAGTTGGGATACATTTGATAGTGATGAATATTTTGTAGACTACGACGCAGGAATTATAGAAATGCCAACAGATGTAAGACTGGCAAGAGGGGTAAAAATCTATCGTGTCACCTATACTGCTGGATATGACTTTGATAATGTTACTACGTTTCTGTCTGATACAGAAGCAGGTAGTGTTGAGTATGTGGCATGGGTATTAGCATCTACCACATACAACAAGCGTAAAGCATCAGGAGATATAGTAAGTGAAAGGATAGGAGACTATTCGGTTACTTACGGTAAAACCCTATTTGAAAGTGATGATATTAAAGGAATTTTAGATGGATATAAAAAGTTGGGTAGTGGTGGAGGACTTCTTACAGGAAACCTATATCCATGACAATTAAACACTTCTTTGATAAGTCAATAGTAGTGGAGAGGCTTAAATCTTTAGGTGGCAATAAACGAGGTTACTCATGCACTGCTACGGTTGATGTTCACATACAAAATGTAGATATAGCAGAGAGGATAGAACTAGATATTATAGATGCAATGGCATGGACGATGTATTACGACCCAGAAGATTTCCTTGTCAAGATAGGCGACAAACTTACAGATAGCGATGGGAAGATTTATAAGGTGTCGGACATTGTTGATAAAGACTATTCGTTTGGAATAAATAAACACAGTCAGGCAACTTTATTGGAGTATTCGGAATGATTACAGTAAATATTACACCAACATTTCAGAAATTAGGTAATGCTTATAAGAAAGCATCTAATAACCTGAATAACACCCTAATGGATATTATCGGGGAGTTCTCATTCACTATTGAAAGATATGCTAAACAAGTAACGCCAGTTGACACAGGAAGATTAAGGTCATCTATCTGGGCAGAAAAATATTCCGGTAGATCGTATAGAGTTGGCACTCATAACGTTTCGTATGCCAGATACGTTCACGAAGGTACTTGGAAAATGAGATCTAGACCGTTTATGGAACATGGGCTTAACTTTGCTATTCAAAGTTATAGTGATGCTACTTTTAGCAGTAAACTAGATAAGGAATTAAGAAGGAGTTTAAGCATTATATGAGTTTTAGTGTCATTAGACCGCAAATTAAGTCTTTATTACAAACTGTAACTAAAATACAAGAAGTTAAAGGATATCCTTCGCTTAAGTTTAGCGGTTACCCTGCTTGTTATGTAATTCCTTCGGATAATGAAGCGGATTATGAAACAAACAGAGAGAACCAAAGAGTATATGCATTTATAGTTAGGTTTTTCTACGAGACAAAGAACTCTGGGGTTGAGAATGCACTAACGGCAATGGAAGATTTGATTGATACAATACTTGATACATTAGATAGGGAAGACCTAAAAGGGAGTGATACCAGAACCATAGGACTAAGCCTGCCTACTGGTTATACTTTCCTAAATATATATGCACATCCCTCTAAATGGGGTGAGTTACTAGATGAGAATTTATTAATGTCAGAAGTAATTATTAAAGTTAAAGTAAGCATTGATGTAGATGCTACTGTGTAGGAGAAGGAGTTTTTATGACCAAGTATATTGGTAGATTAGTTACACTTGGTGTAGCTAAAGAAGCGTCAAGAGGGGTTGGTGTGGCTCCTACATATATAATGCCACAAACATCTCTAAGTTTTGACGACAAAGTACAGAGAGTTAATAGTGAGGTAGGTTTAGGATCTATTATGGACAGTGATGAGGGGTATGTTACCACTCTATATGGACAAGGAGACTTAGAAGGAAACTTGAGGGATAAATCAATCGGTTTGATACTTTATTCTCTCATGGGTGCTGTCAGTACAGCCGGTCCGACTGATAGTCTATACACTCATACATTTACTATATCTGAGAGTAATACACACCAGTCGTTGTGTTTTACAGTTAACGATCCTAATACGAAAGAGCAGTATACGCTTGTTATGGTAGACAGTTTTGAAATGACAGCTGAGCTAGACGAGCCTGTGAAGTTCTCTGCTTCATTTATGAGTAAGAAAGGTAATTCTAGTACGGCTTCTATGCCTGCTTTAGTCTCCGAGAATGTCTTTACCAAGAAGCATTTGACAGTAAAGTTCGCAGCTGATACAGGTAGTCTTGCTGCAGCATCGTCAGTTTCAATTAAGAGTATTACTTTAACAGTAAGTAACAACACCGAACTAGATGATGTATTAGGTACTGCTGAACCGGAGGATATAGTTAATAAACAAATGGTAGTTGAGGGGAGATTGAACTTAACTACACTGATGAGACGTTTAAGAATTATATGAGAAACGGTACATATAGAGCTATGGGTATCTATTTAACTAATAATGATGTAACTATTGGTGCATCCTCGCATCCGTATTTAAATATTGTGCTAAATAGGGTAGGGTTTATGGAATGGGAACCTGACTACTCTAACGATGATATATCTACTCAAAAGTTCTCGTTCAAGTCCTATTATGATATAGCCAATACAAGTTCTGGTGTAACCATGACGCTAGGAAACGAGGTGACAAGCTATTAATGAGTAAGTTCGATATAAGTCTAAAACTTAGTCTTGCTTTCTTAGGTGATGAATGGGGAGAGTGCTATATTAAGTTCTCTCCTATCACCATTAGAGAAGCTAAGGTATTAAAAGATATTGATACATCCAAGCAAAATTCGGTTGACTTTGCACTTGAATTATTAAGAGAAAAATTCTTAGATGGTAAAGGGATATCAGAAGGAAAATTAATAGACCTTAGCAAAGATGATTTTGAAGAATTGCCTATTGCAGTAGTTAATGAGGCTGTAACTTTGATGGTTGGAAACATTAATGAAATGCAAAAAAAAACGATGAATTAGTAAATGACTACTATTCAAAGATTAGCAATTCTTTAGCTGATAGCTATATTACAGAGCATGAGTATAGAAAGTATTTTGGTTTATCATACAAGGAGTTATTAGATGAGCCTTATGAGGAATATATAAGAAACCTCGCGATTATGACTGCTATGAATAAGTATGAAAGCAGGCAAGCAAGGGCTTCATCAAGAATGAGCAAACATGGCAGTCACTAACGATGTACAAATTATAGTATCTCTTAAAGATCAGGCGACTGCTGGATTGGGTAAATTGTCTGGGGAGATATCCAAAGTAGGAAAGTCTACTGATAATCTAGGAAAGAGCATTTCAACTGGGGTCAACAAGTCTTTAACCGCGTTTGCTGAAAATATGAAGAGTGCTGGTCTTGTTGCAGGTACACTTCTTGGAGCAATGGGTTTACTAGCCAAGGGTCTTGTAGACGTTGGTTCATCTTATCAAGAAGCAAGAATAGCATTTGAAACGATGTTAGGAAGTGCTGAAAAGGCTGGGAAACTACTTACTCAAATATCAGAATTTGCTAGGAAAACCCCATTTCAATTACCAGAGGTTGTGGAAGGTACGAAAAAACTACTTGCTTATGGAATTGCAGCAGAAGATATAATACCAACATTTACAAACTTAGGAAACATTGCAGCAGGTGTTGGTAAAGATAAACTAAGCCAATTAGTTCTAGCGTATGGTCAGGTTAGAACCGCAACGTTTTTAACTGGTATGGAACTACGACAATTCACCGAGGCTGGGGTTCCGTTATTAGAACAACTATCAAAACAAAGTGGTAAAAGTGCAGCACAAATAAAAGAGGATATGGAAGCTGGCATTAGAGTACCTTTTGAGGATGTCAGAAAAGCATTAGAAGCTCTAAGTGGAACCGGTGGGAGGTTTGAGAACCTGATGATTAAGTTATCTACAACAGTTAGTGGTAGAATTTCCAACTTACAAGATAATTTCACAAGGTTAAAGTTGGCTTTCTTAGGAATTACGGAGGCGGGAGACATAGTTAAAGGCGGGTTATTTGATAGACTCTCTCTCTCACTTAACAACCTACTAATTAAATTGGACGAAGCGATGCCTTCAATCCAAATGTTCTTTAATATGCTTACACAAAATCAAACAGTATTGCTGTCTATAGCAGGAGCGATTACAGGACTGGTTATATTAGCAATAGGTGCGTTGATTGTAAGTATAGCAGGAGCGTTACCGATTATCGCAGCCTTTGCAGCTGCAGGGGCTTTAGTAGCGGTTTTATGGAAACCGATATCTGATGGTATAGTGCAACTCGTCAATAATATAATAACATTCTTAATACCAATACTACAGCAGACTCATTCAGCATTTATAAGTTTCGCCGAAGGATTTAGAGTTTGGGCTAGTTCAATAGTGAATACAGTAGAAAGCTTTGTTAGTAGTATCACAACGCTATTTAGTAACTTATACGCCAATGTTAGTAGCTGTTTTACAAATATATATAGTACTATATCTACTTCCATGTCTAGTGCTTATATGGATGCTAGTAAATTTGCTAACGACATATGGACATCTATATCAACTGCTTTTAGTAACGCTTTGTCTGATGCTACCGCCGCACTCTCTGGCATAGTATCAGCTGTAACTACGAAAATGAGGGAAGCGTGGAACGAGGCTGTAAAATGGGCAGCAAAGATTAGGGAGGAGATTAGGAAAGCGTTTGATAAAAGTGAGCGTAACTCTCCATCGATAATGGATACAATAAACGATACTGTTAAATCTGTGAACCTAAAGATGCAAGACTTCAATAAACCCGAACAACTAGCACACTCCCCAGCATTTACCAAAGTAGGTAAGTCTGTAACACCTAGTATAAATAATAGCCCAAATATTAGTTTAAACGTATCAATAGGTTTGTATGCGGGATCGGCTACAGAAAAACGCAACGTGGCATCCGAACTTTATAAGTCATTAGTAGAATTAGCCCAGACAAAAAACAAAACTGTGGCGGAGCTTCTTGGAGCATAATATGTATACTTTAGGAGATATAACCTTACCAAGACCTAAAAATATGGTGAGAAGACAAGTAGAAACTGGAGCAACGGTAATTACACTAGACGGTACAACTAAAAAGGACATCATTAGCAGGAAAGAACAGTTCGTGCTAGAGTACACGTTACTTACTCAAGCGGAGGTTGCAAGCATTCTAGGTGAGTACAATCTACAAACTACAAGAAACCTTGCTATTAACGAAACAAATCTAACCGTGAGTACAACCCCTGTTCATATAGAAATAGAAGAAAGACAGTATAATACCAAAGGAAACGAATACAGAGAGGATCTAACTTTGGTTCTAACGGAGGTAGTTTGACATTATGCTGGGTCAAGGAGTTTCATCGGATAGTATCTGGACAGCATTTAATAATGTTACCACTGCATTTACTAGGGTATTAAAGTGGATGTTGAAAATATCTTGGAAGAGAGCGGAGAACAGCAGTGTAGCATTTGCAATCGTTGGTACTTCATTGGTAGGTGGGATTGATATTGTACAGGGTCAAACTTCAATCATAACAAAACCAGATAACTTTGAGTACTTTGATGAAACTGACAGAGTCATAAGCATGGAATACGACAGAGAGTTAATAGAGCCGTTGGGTGGTATAGCTATGGCAATGATGGATGTAACTTTAGATAACTCTGATTTAAGGTTTACCCCAGAACAAAATACTACTATTGGCACAGCTATATTACCCAATAGACCTATAAACTCGGCAATAGGGTTTGAGGTTAGAAGTCAAAGCAAAACCATAGGACTGTTTAAGGGATTAACCAAGATTCCAAAGGAGAATAAACAAACAAGGGTGGTATCTATCTCATCTGTAGATTACGTCAAGTACTTAAACGAGTATCCGCTGGAAACAGCTATCTATCTGAACAAAAGAAGTGATGAAATCATTGCCCAGATATTAGCAGATGTAGGGTTTGGTTCATCGCAATACGTTTTAGATGAAGGATTAAATACTATTGGGTTTGCTTGGTTTGAGAGTGGGGATACAGCAGGGGATAGAATAAAAGAATTGTGTGAGGCGGAAGAAGCATTCTTTTATCAGGATGAGGGTGGATTACTAAGATTTGAAAATCGTAGACATTTTCAAGTTGCCCCATATAATGCGGATGTATGGGACATTAATTCTGATGATATTATTTCGTGGGAAGAAGATGACTCTACACCTATATATAACCACGTGACTGTGACGACTAACTCCCGTGTTGTACAAACAGCTACAGAGGTATGGAGAGACGGGGATGAGGAAGTCATAAATTCTGGAGAGACAGTAACCATATGGGCATCATTCAATGATCCTATTACAACATTGGTTGCTCCGGTTTCTGGAACAGACTATCAAGCATTCACGTCTACAGGCGGTGCGGGAGACGATATATCCGCTATGATAGATATAACTACTACATTGTTTACCACTTCGGTAAAGTTAGATATAACGAACAACGATGACGGAATTGCTTATATGCCATTACTAAAATTAAGGGGTACTCCTGCGGTACAAAGTGGTGAAATAAAAATTGAGTATCAAGATGATACTTCCATCAGTAAATACGAGGAAAACGTATATAACGTGTCTAATGACTATATAGACAGTACTTCCTTTGCATATTACCTTGCTAAAGTAACGGTAAATAAATACAAAGATCCGAAGAGAAAAATTATACTGACCGTACAGGGTATTCCACATCTACAAATTAGAGATCAAGTTAGGGTTATGGATCAAGATACTGGTGTGTACACTAACTTTAGGGTTATGAGAATTCAAGGATCATTAAGTAATGGGTATTTTCAGCAAACCCTATACCTGCGTTTAGTAGATGATTCGGAAATAACTAAATGGGCGGTCGTAGGGGTAACAGTTGTTGATAGTATAGAGGAGACAGTAGGGATATGAGAGTAGTAGCACCGTTTCCATATGATAGGTATGAGTGTAGTTGTGTAGATTTAGTAACTAAATCTAAACTATCTAATAATACAAGTTATATGGAATGCCCAAGAACTAAAGAGAGGAACATGAAACCATATAAAATCGTATGCGAAGATTGTGGTAGTGATATTGCATATATATATGCTACAGATGAGAAGTTGACGGATTGGTGCGATTTGCATTATACTTGTATCAAGATCAAGAACCATTGGAATGGGTGCATGACAGTTAACATATCACCAATAGATGGAACGATTGGTTTTGAGTGTTCCTGCGGGAATGATACTCGCGATTACAGGGCAAATAGTACACTTCCACCACACATCATTAAAGAAATTTGGGATAAAAATTTACAAGGAAGGGAGTTTGGTACTAAACAATCCAAATTCAAAGCAATTAAACTATGAGTGCATCTTTGGGAGCAACTACATACACCTCTGTTACGTGGACTACGGGGGATACTATAACAGAAGCTAAATTGGATAACATGGTTGCAAATGACCAAGCCTATGATAGCCACGCCTTACAGGGTTTACTTCTTAACAATAATAAATCATTTGCAGGTAAAAATGCTGCATCTTCGGCAAATCTCAACTTAGTAAAACTAAACTCTAGTGACGAGTTGGAATTTGGGGACAGTGATATAGCTACTCCGATAAAAAAAGTTAATGGTTCTTATGGAAGTGTGGAAGCATATACACCAGCAGCCGCCGGAACTTCTACTCTTGATCTTGCTAAATCAAACGTTCATGCCATAGCAATGCCAGCAGGAAATATAACCATAGCATTAACCCATGTAAAGGTTGGTCAGTCCTTTATAGTAAGAATATTACAGGATGGGGTTGGTAGTAGAACCGTTACTTGGTTCGAGACCATTAAATGGGCTGGTGGGGCAGCTCCAGCTTTAACGATAACGGCTTCAAAGGCAGATGTATTTGGTTTTATTTGTACTTCGGCAGACAACTACGACGGCTTTGTCGTTGGTCAAGATTTATGATAAATATTGAAAGTAAAGCATCTGGTAATGCGGCGTTGTCAAACGTAACATGGCAACATGTCTTCAATGGCTCGGTTCTAAAAGAGATAATAATCGTCACTGCTTATAGAAGCAGTGGTAGCGACCCCACAAGCACAGAAACTTGTACAGTAGGGGGAAATGCGGCTACAAGGATAGTCTCAAAATATGCGGATAGAATGCATACCTCGATTTGGAAATACTCTGGAAATGTTACTGGAGATACAACTATAGCAATAAATGCTGGTACTGGTTGTGCAGCCTGCTTTGGTGCCTCTTATCTAATAAATTATATAGACTTAACTTATCTACCGGATGCCTTCGGTAGTGCAAGTGGTACGGGAACAGCCGTCAGTGTCAATATAACTCCTACACAAAAAAACTCGTTAGTTATTGACGTTATGGTTCATAGAACCGATAGTCCACTTCCTACACCTCATGCTGCT